ATAAAGATTGTATGTAAAGAACATTGTACTACTAAGAATTTGGGTAAATGGAAGGAAAGTCAAGAACGATCCCTTATTTTGTTGAATGAGTGTGGGGTAGAAGTTGAGTTTTATTAAGTTTTCTTATTTTCACATTTAAATCACCACTTCCTTTAATAATTCTATGAAACTCACCTTCAGGTATTGTAATAACTAAACCTTTTGTAATTTTAATGGGGAGTTTATTATCCATTTGAAACGACCAGTCACTTTCATGTAAAAAAGTAACTTCACGATCTTCATTATCGAAGTGCCATTTTAATTCAGACTCATTAATATCCCTTGGAAATATCCTTGTACTGTAATTGTTATACAATATTTCCCTAAATGGTAAAGTTTCTCCCATTAAAGTGTAAAGTTTTTCTTATTACTTTGTTTAATGATGTCCATCAGTGAATTAAAGACAGATTTTTCATTAATATATAGTCCTCTAATTATTATTCTACCGTATTCTATTAATGCAACTCCTGATTCATATTCATCGTAATCTTTACCTACATCTCCCTCTTCCATTGAGATGGTGGCAAACATAGTTAGACTACCTTCTACCATTTCTGCATTATCTTTATCTAATGTGTCATATGAATAACGACCGTCCTCATCCTCATCTTCCTCAGGATATTTGTCCGCCATGTAATAATCAATATCCACCATATCGGTGTGAGATAAATATTTATCTTGTGTTTGTTTGTTTCTTACAATAAATAAACCAGTTTTCTTATCCCATAACAGTAATTCAAAACGATCCTCTACATCGTCAAGTTCGGAATCATAAAACCCCTCACCTGTAGAATCGGGATATTCTGGTGGGTCATAATAACCCTCAAATAAATCAGAAAATTTCATATTACCATGGATTTGATGACTTTATTCCTAATGCTTTACGGTATCTCGTAATATTACAACTCCAATAACCCGCCTTTGTACGGTCTTTCTTTTCACTACACTTATGTCGTGCTCTAAAAGATTTTGCAGCCGCTTTATCATTATTTCTTATCCTCATGTTTGGATCACCAAATGTTACTTTCTTAATAGTACCTTTAGGTGTTTTCACATATACTGCGAATTTTTTAGGTCCACTCGGAGTTCTGAAAGGTTTGTTTAACTTAACATTTTTACCTCTATGTTTTGCCTCTACAATATATTCTTCTATATTTTCTAAAAAAGGGATGTCTAAATAAACTTCTTCACCTTCAAATATCCCCGTTTCACCTAAATCAGTTTCAATAAGATCTAAATCCACACCGGTGAGTTCTAAGACACCTTCAGTATGTAAACGACGTGATTCATTATAAATGTTAAAGAACTCATTAGAATAGATCCTATATACGTTCTCAACAATAGGTAAATTGTTATTAATATGGTATTGTAATCCTTCACTTAGTTGTTTGGATTCATTTACCATTTTAAGTTTAGGTTCTTGTATAGTTAATTTTTGTTGATCTAAGTTACTGAAAACTAAAGAAATGATTCTGTTTTCATCAAACCTCGCAAAGTTAGGTGTTCTACCTTTACCTGATTTTTTACTTTTTCTCTCTTTACGTCTTTTTTGACGTGTCATTGATTTTTTTTCTTTCTTACTGTACGACCCTGTTGTTTTAGGTGTTTTCTTAGAGACTTTTTTAGACGGTCTACATTTCGGGTATCCCTTTCTTTTTGAGTCTCCATCTGCATCACCTCTCCCACATGGTGGGTGTTTACCATCTACTTTACGAGATACATCAACCCATTTTTCTTTAAACCAACGACCAAGATCTTCCTGAAGTACCTCTCCGTTTGAGAGACACTCCTCTAAATAAACCTTATCTTCTTCGTTTATGGTAATTTTCATTTAGTTCTTTTTCTTAGGAGTTGATGGTGGGTTTAAAAATTCTTGAAATTTCTTAGTTAGTTGTTCAAGTTCAGGATCGTTCATACCATCAAGTAGGTCACTTGAATATTGTTTTATAAACGATGGTGTTACGAACATGTATGTGTCTTTATGTATAGTTAATTCAGTACTTGTACTATGTTCTTTTATACAAGGTCCTATAGACAATGCTTGTGAATTTTGCTCAGTATCAAAAGTACATACAATAGCACTAATGACAGGCATTCCTAATAAGTACTCACATACGAATATAATGTTACTGGCCTTCTTTGAGGTGTGACTCTTATCTCCTGAAATATTTAATCCCTCTTTTCCAACTGAACTAACCATCGCCTTTGCAAATGCCAATCCTCCAACACCTGTGGCGAGTCCAAGAACCCCTTCTAATAACTCCTTAGAAAACGTTGCTCCCCAAGAATTAGATTTATGATTAACGTCTTCTTCATTAACGTGTACGAAACAACCCGAAGAATCAATTATTTTTTGTAATGCGTCGTAATCATAAAGAGACTTTCCTTCTTTATCCAATGCCTTTGTCATTGCACCAAAAAATACAGACACTTCCGCGAATACATCTCTTACTTCTTTTTCTATCGTTGTATTGGTCATATCAGTAGTTGCCATCATGATATTACCCGTTTCATTAAAAACAAACCCCTTTTTAACTTCTTGGTTATTTGGGTCTTGTTGTGTTACTTTATCAGCCATATTAATTTATTTTAAAATTTTATTTTTTCTTTTTACAGTATGAACCTGAACATCTTTTTTTACCGTCCAAACCCTTAATTGATCCTTTACAAACTCGTACCGCGTATCCATTAGCATATGCAGATGGATATACATCAAACTTAGACTTAGCCGCTGATTTACCTCTTGCACATAAAGTGTTTTTCTTTTTCTTCTTTGATTCGTGTAATTCATGACCATCTTCTGTTTGGTTCATTAAGAAGTCCAATACTTGATCCATGTTTTCTTTAGCAACACTAACGTGATCGTCGGCCCAATCGTGACCATTTTGTAATATGTCTTCAATTACATTTTCATCCAAATTCAACAAAATTTCACATTGTCTGTGTATTTGTTTAAGGTTACTAAAAAACATATAATTTTCAGTTCTCTCCTCGTTGAGGGAGTTTAAATGTTTTTTTATTAATTTTTTAATATTGTTCATATCTAATAAATAGTTTATTTTTCGGATACAATCTCGAATTTTATGACTTCAGGATAGAAAATCTCTTCGTTGTGTTTTACACCCTTTACTTCTATATAATATTCTCTTGGTATTAGTATTGAGGTATCTAAAACAAAACTATTTTCGTTGGTAACATCCATGTAAGTCCAATCAAAGACATTTACGTTAGTTACACCCTCTTTAATATAGATTCGATAAAACACCTCATCAAACAATTCGTTTGTGGATTTACTAATAGTTCTAAACATCGTGGTTAGTTTTCTAACTTCACCAGATTTTATTTTTTCATTTTGTTTTATACCTGAGTATTGTACAACATACTTATTTGATTCCTTCTTATTCTCTCCAATACTAAACTTAGAGGAATAAGGTTTAGGTACGAATTTTTGTGTTATGTCAGGGAAGGTGTTTCCTTCAACTTTAATACCCTTCCACACATCATAAAAGAAACGTTTACCATCACACACCAATCCATCTATACCTAACGTAACCCTATAAACACCTTTTCTAATTTTTTCTACGGTGAGATTAGTTAATCCCGATATCGGTGATTTTGTCGAATCTAAAATATCAACACTTGGTATCTCATCTAAATCAAAGAAGTTTGTCTCTTTGTTTACATATAAAAATAAATTCTGATCTGTCTTTTCTATAAAATTTTCACGATCATCAATTATTCTATCACTAAAATTAGTTTCTAAGTATGGTTCAAAAAATGTCTGAGTATATTTTGTAAAGAATGCAACTGATTGATCGACATCAGACGATAAATCTTCATATAGAGGTTCGAACGCAATACCTAAACCATAATTTACGGTATCACCTGTTATCACTCCATTTATATAATCTGTTATGTCTATATCTAAATGTTCGTTACCATTATCGAACTGTTGTTCTCCTATGATTACAGGGTTATTCGAATATATACCTTCGGCAGACCACGAATCTAAAGTTGTTCTTGAGAACCAGTTGGATGGTCTAATATCGAAAGTATCATTACCCGTTGTGTAATCATAACCTGAATCTTCATAATCAAAACCAACACCTTCATCCCAATATTGGTTTATCTGAAATAAAATAAGTTTAAAGGAAGTTGTTCTTTCTCGACCAGTACCTCTTTTTGCACCTAAAAATGTTTCATCACCAAAAATAGTGTTGGTCATGTGAATCCTGTGTACGGTATCTGATTTTAGGACATAGTCCCCATTATCTATTTTAGATTTTAAACCATCTAAATCTAATTTAAGAATGTATTTGGAAAATCCCGATCCATAAAAAATCTCAGTAGTTGGATTTTTTGCGGTATTAACCTTCAAACCTTTAATTATAGTGTTGTTTTTTTCGAAATATGAACGATAGTATGACATCTTGTGTTTAGTTTCTTATATAAATATCTCTTAGTTTATTCTAATCGACTTATTTAAGATGTCATTTTCAAGTGTTTTTCTAAGTTCTACTAATTTATCCCAATCTGAGTAACCATTTTTAACCATTGGTTTTGTTGGTTGGTGGGCATGTCCAGCGATAACTCTTGTTAAGACATCTAAATAACTTAATAAAGTCTCACCCCTTACGGTTGCGAAAGTATTAGGTTCAATCGAAGAAAGAAGATCTTCTTGAGTGTATTCGTATTTATCTAACTTGTTAAATAATATTTTTTTAGTACCAACAACATTTGTGTCGGTTGATATCATAAAAATTCTATCTGAAGATACCGTACTAAATGATTGTTCAAGTGTAGTGGAAACTGTTTTAAGTATTTTTTCTTTTTTCTTTTCTGTAATTGGTTTTGGTGTAGGTTCGGTTGGACTATACACTAATCCTGACCCCATTATGGTTGTACCTAAACAGGAAGGTGTAATTTTACTTAAAAAAGTCACATTAGTTAATGTTCTTACGGGTCTATAATAAAATGGATGTAAATCAACTTTAGGTAAGTTACCATCAAACTTTCTAATTCCTTCAGAATTTATTTCACATATTGTTTTTCGTATGGTTATGTATGCTAACTCGTAACTATCAACTGTTTGTGAAAATGATGGAGAAGATAATGTACCATCTGTATTAACTAATTTAATTTGTTCAGAATAACTCGTAAGATCCTGTGCAACATCTCTATTAAAAACATTAGTGTTAAATGTTTGACCGTA